GAGGTGTAGATAAAGCCCTTCTCGCCGCGCCGCAGGTTCGGATATTTGATGTACAGACCATTCGGTAGCCGCAGACCGTTCGGTGTGACCCATACAGCCTCATGCTGTCCCAGTGTGTACTCCTCAGTGCCAGACGGCCATGAGGCAAGATGTTCTAGGGCACGGTCGCATTCGCGCCAAAGCTCAGGGATCTTGTCGTTCTCCTGCCGGTAAAGATCGACAATGCGCTTGCACTCCTCCTCGCTCAGGTCAGCGCCGGGGGGCTGAGTCTTGAGGGTATGCTGCAACTTCTTCGCCCCGGTGCCGTAGCCCAAGCCAAGGACGCAGGTCTTGCCCACGAACCGCTCGACGGGGTTGTCCTTGGTGATAGGGCGGTTGTAGATTTTCGTAGCAAAGATGCTATACACATCCTCGCCGTTGGCGAACTGCTTGACCACATCATCCTGTCCGGCAAGCCACGCCAAGACACGCGCCTCAATCTGGCTGCTGTCGCAGTTGATGATGTAGTGCCCCGGCGGTGCAAGCAGCGCGTTCTTGAGCGCCTTCTTGTTCTTGTCCCGGCTCGGCAGGTTCTGAAGGTTCACGGAGTCCTGCCCTGACCAACGGCCTGTGTGTGCCCCGTAATACTTAAGCGGGATAGGCAGTCGCCCCCGGTTCCGTGACCCAATCCCAATGAACCGCTCGATACGCGACTCCTCGATTGTGGACTTGGTGCCAAGCCTCACCGCGCACAGTTGCTGCACGATGGGATCTTCATGTTCTTGAAGAGCGATGAAAGCCTCGTCGTTCTTGGCGAGGGCAAACGTCTCCTTACCTGTGGTCGGGCTTACCTTTTTAGGCGGGGTGATACCGTGCCGCTCAAGTTCAGCGGCGAACTGAGGGTTGCTTGCCAGACACGCTCGGACTTCCTCGACGGTCGTGACTTTCATCGCATCCATCAGGCCACTGAGTAATTCCTTCTTCTGTGCCCTGACCTGCTCCAGTCGGTCAACCAAGAGAGCATCGTCCACGTGGAGTATGGGTTGGGTATACATCCGCAGCGTCATGTCGATCAGCTTAAGTTCATCGTTCGGGAAGTAGCCCGACAACAGGGAGCCAAACAACTTGAAGGTAAGGTCTACGTCATTGATACAGTAACGCCCGTAGGCTGCGAGTTGTTCAGGAGTGAAGTCTGCCTGTCGCTTGCCCAAAGCATCGACCACCTCGGTACCCTTCACGCCTAGGTTGTACCGCTCAGCCAAAGCCTTGAGTGAGCCACCTGCATCGACGCCGTGAATCGCCCGTGCCATGCACAGCGTGTCGTAATACATCGCCGGAACAATCCCGTACTTCCACGCAAGGATCGCGCCATCGAACATCATGTTGTGACAGAGCAGGGCTGAGTTGCCCCAGTCAAGCATGGCGAGTTCGTCTGCGATGTTCTCCGTGACCCACTTGGTCGGGTTGTCATCGACCTTGATGCCAACACCAATCACCTCAAAGCGCGGGTCGTTCAGGTACTCCTCGTTGGTCTGAGTACGAAACCCAAGGTCGTTGGCATAGTACGTCTCGAAATCAAGCGTAATAAAACTCACCCTATACCTCTTTTGGTTTGTTCATGCTGTGCAGCCATCCCTTTGGGGTCAGCGTATACCCTGCGGCTTCCAACTCTTCTTCAGTGCGGCACCGACCACCTATCAGACGATGCAGCCTTATGGACTCAGGACTGGCAAACAAATGCCAGCACTCGTTACACCTTCTTTCGCGTTTTTGCTTCACTCTTTGACTCCACTTCCATCCGACTTCTGTACCCTGCATCCCACGCAAACTCCCAAGCGATGCACCACAGTTCGTGGTAGCACCCGCCCAGAGGGAACCTGAATCCGTGTTCGTCCTTCGGGAACCCATGTCTGCTCAGGTTTTTACCCTGTCTGCTTTTAATTAGCTTATCCCACGCCTTCTCCCGGTCAGGATCGGCTATCGGGTAATCAACGCAGTCAGCGACGGACTTTGCTTTGAGCCTTACTGCCTTTGCCATTTTCCAACTCCCTCACTCGTTTACGTAGATAAACAATCTCGTCATGGCACGCCCAAAGCACGCTGCCTACGGTCAAGAACTTGAACTCGGTCGTGGTCCCGGAGTTGTTGATCTCGCCCGGTAACTCACGGATCAAGTCAAGGATGTCTTCTTCAGTGCCCACCTTTTCCTCCTGCTTTGAAAAACATCTACAACTTTTTCCTCCAGTACAATGTTCTGGCAAAAGAGTATTGCACCTCGGGGACATAAAGCCTGAATCCGCACGAGATCAGGTTATTCGCACTTGGTATGTTGTCTGTCGTGTCTGATACGGCCCAGTTGTATCCGTGCCGCTTTGCCCAAGCCACGCGCAGACGGATCATTTGACGTTGTATCCCGCGCCCCCGGTACGCAGGAAGAACCCCGCACCTGCCCAAATACACCCCATCGACCAATTGCTTGGACGGGGTGACGCACGAGAAGCCCACAGGCGTTTTCTGACGATACGCCATCCACCACACACCGTCGTCGGGGAGATACAACTTGTCGTCGGGTAAGCACGCTTTCTGTAGCACCATCAAACGGCGCTTGATACCGCGATCCCCAAGACTGACCTGTTGATAGACGATCCCCATAGCACCCAATTATAGGCAACCAAGATGAAGCTAATATTGTTTCAAACATGAACCAATTATTCCTCGCCTATCACAAAGATCGGCGTGTACTCGCCGACATATGAGCCGACCACGTTGTACTCCATCCACTCGATAGCCTCTTCGTGCGTCATCTCTTCGCGTGTCATCAGTATCTCTACGCACTTTTTGTAGTCGTAAACGGCTAGCAGTTTGGTGTGTTGCCACCCAAGACCGATCAATGCGTCCTCAAAGCCGTCAGCGTACAGCGTGTTCGGGTCAAGTGGTTCTTCGGTCATTTGCTCCCCCTCGCACGGATAGCATCGATCAACTGCATCAGACCGGGCGGCATTTGATATCCGGTGTGCGCCCTACGCATCGCCTCGCAATGCTTAAGAATTGCCTCCCGCTCGGCCTCAACCGCTCGGGCGATGGCGTCCGGCTCCGGCTCCGGCTCCGCAAGCGCGGCGTCGAGGGCGGCGAGGGCGGCATAGTCAGCACCGTCCCACCAGTCCGGGTTTTCGCAGGCATCCAAAAGGTCCTGCAATTTCTCGCCCACAGCGCGGGGCAAAGTGATGTTGTCGCTCATGTCATTTTCCTCCCGATTTCAGCGGCAGCGCGGACGATGGCTCGGCGGGTAGCGGCGCAGGGGTCGGGTTCGTGAAAATCGTTTACAAATACAGTCTCATCGTAGTCATTTACCTCAACCTCGCGGTTATTCATCAACTGTGAAACGGTCAGCCCCAACTTCACCGCCAACCGCAGCGCATCGCCGTCGTTGGTGAGGGGGTTCCAAATGCCGCCGCTCTCTAGCACTGAGGGGCTGTCGTCATCATTATCATAGACCCAGTAATTAATCCGAATCCCCGCCGCCTTCGCTGCGAGTTCCAAAAGTTCACGGTCGCTCACGGCTTCACCTCCCGCAGCGCGTCGATTGCAATCTGCGCGTAGCGGTCAGCCCACGCCGCACCCCCCGCCCACTCCGCCTCCTCCGCCACCGCCACCGCCACCGCCGCCGCCACCGCCATCGAAGCCGCCCACGCCGCCGCCGACCCCGCAGGCGCGGCACGGTAAGCCGCCCACGCCGCGTAACATGTCCGCTCCTTGAGCATCGTCGTCCACGCATCGGCATAACTCGCGTCCGGCTCGTGCGCTTCAAGCGCCGCCCACATCTCGTCCAGTTTCGTGGTCATGATTGCCTCTCCATCCGTTCCATCTCGCTGCTCAGGGCTTCCAAGTCAGCGCGAAGTCCTTCCAACTCCTTGGCGTAGTTATAGCACCGCTCACGCAGTTGCCGGATCTCGGCGCGATACTCCGTCGTGGTGTGCGCCATCTTGTCCCACGCGTCATCAAACATGTCGGGCTGATATTGAATGGTCATGGCTACGCCCCCCTTGAAATAATCAATGCGTAACACGCGAAAAAAATGAACGCGGCAATGGTCACGGTAAACGCAATCCCCAAAAAAGTCGTGGTGCTGATTTCGTCTCCCAGTCGCCGCGTCATGTCACGCAGTTCAAGGTCTTTACGAAAGAGCGAATCTTTGAGGTGGCCGTTCTCTTTGACAAGGTCCCGGAGCTGTTTGTTGAGCCGGTCCTTGCTGTACTCCATAGTTTTATCGTTCACCAGTATTCCCTCCCAGATCTTGCACAGCGCCAGTTGGGAGGGGGGACTCGCCCCCACTCCCGTGTGACATTAAATTTGCGCTGTAGCCACCAATACCTGATGGCACGGAACATCACGCACCCTTCCGCGCTTCGATCTCGCGCTTCAGGTACCACGCAGCCTTCTCCAAGTCCTGCACAGGGTCGGAGTCCTTCTTACCCGCACGGCTGATGTACTTCACGACATTGCCCAAGCGGTAGTTCAAATCTTTGGACTCGATGAAGTCGATGGTCTCGATGCCACCGGCCTTGTAGTGCTCAGGGTGATCCACGAGGTCGGGCTTGGGACGGTCGAACAGCGCGATGATTTCATCGTCGGTCAGCAACGCTTCTCTCTTCAACTCGGTCGGCTTCTGCGCCTGCTTCCAACGCACCGTGTAGACACGGTTCTTGCTGATGCCAAGCTTCTTGGCGATCTCAGCCGCACTCACACCCTTTGCCAAAAAACGGCGAATCTTTGCTTCAGTAGTCATGTCTCTAACTCCTTGCGTAGGGTCTCTACGTTTGCTTCGTGGATGATTAAACCAATGCCCCCTGCGCCACGAATATCCGCAAGGTGCTTTTCCTGTAATGCGGTGGTCTTTCCACCGTTCGCTTTACACTCTATCGCATAAAATCTGCCGCGTAAACAAACCAGAAAATCGGGGACGCCGCTATTCCCGTAACCCCCGGTCACTGGCATCGCATAGTACGCGCCAAGATCAGTCAGTATCTTCTTTACCTTCGCTTTTACTTTTGCTTCTGGTGTCATGTCGCTCCATCGAGGAGAAGGCTGTGTAGTTCCTCCGTCCCCTCGATGAAGTATGTCTTATCTGTATATCTCTCGCCTACCCCCTGTATGCGGGGGTTTGCGTTCAACATGCCCAATCTCCATTTGATCTCGTTCGGCAGGGTTTCGTCGTTGAAGTACCTTGTGACCGGCTGCCCATATCTAGGCAGTTCGAGATTGACGGTGTATTTCACGCCTTCACCCTCAGTGTCCATGTAGACCCATACGTAACTGTGACGCATGACACTTACCTGTCAAACGTGACCCAACACATCGCGCCCCGAACGTCAGAGATAAAGTTTGCACCCTCTAAAATAAGATCGCCGTTAGGGAAAAACTTGTTGCGGTCGTAATAACCCGAAGTGCGTGAGGCTGTGGCCACAGACATCATCGTCAACTTGGCCAAGATCGGATCACGCAGGTCATCGGGTAGGTCATCAAGCGTCTTGTAGTACGTAAGCGGACGCACTATGCGTATTTTTTCGTCATACATGATCGACTCGTCTGCGTAAACAGCCGTTGCCTCTTCAGCATTGTAGATGCCGACGTAGTAGCCGTTCGGGGTATACGAGACGAACACCTTGTCGCGCTTGAACATGTTGATAGCACGCTCATAGATCGCGTCGGTAGCGTTCTTCGCCGCATCGTAATGATCGCGCAGTT